AACTCTTTTCGCAAGGTATTTTGAACAGTCTAAACAACTATCACACACAAGTCCGTTATGTAGTTCGTTACAACCATCATCCGTTTCCAAACAATGGAAGCCGCAAGAATCGCACATATACCATCCGTCATTGTCATCTTCATTGTCGGCGATATCATCCCAGTCATTCGCGATTGTAACGGTATCGTTTTGTCTGGGATTATCCCAATGACTGGTAACACGTTTTACAATCGTATGGTCCAGTCGTACGTGCCCAAACAATGCTAAAAACTGAAGAGTCTTATCGTATTGTTTGCATGTATCGTCCAGCATGGCGTAGCACTCGTTCGAATGTTCACGATGGTATCCTATACCGACGTTAATACCCTTCACCTCCATCTCTTCCATTGAGCAGATGTCCGAGAAACTACCTTGTCCAATTCTGAACCCTACACTTTGCAACAATGAATGAAGTGTAGTGTCTCCGAAACAATAGGTAACCACATCATCCCCGCGACGATCAAACTCAATTAACATATTGGGAACGATAGTCGGAAGCGTCATCTGATCAGAAACGAATTGGGAAGCTGTAGAACATCCGATTTCTTCATTGTCACACACTAACATCGCACAATCAAACAGTTCACCATAGGCGATACCGTACAACATTAAAGCAATGCCAAGCCTGTCGTCTAAACCTAGGCTAGTGACCTTACCGGATTCATTGTCGTAATGGTACGAAGTTATTGGTCTGACAGTATCGGCATGGCATACCAACAATGGTGAATCCTCATTCAACCCGGGACGTATGGCGTACCGGTTTTTGGTAGTGTCTTTGCTCCATCTATGTCCCGTTTCGGTACCATAGTCAACGACTGTAAAGCCTATCGTTTGCAGATAGCCAAACAATTCATCGGCGGACATTGAACACGCAAGGCGTACGAATGGTTCGAGTATTTCAGGCGTTAGCATTATCATTCTCCTGGTTGATTGTTGTGGATTCTACTTCTGGTTCTACTTCTGGCTGGCTTCCATCTAGATACCATTCACCGTCAACTTCAACACAATCGTCAATCGGGTGGCATTCACCATTCACTAGCTGACACACTTCGTCTACCGGGTATATATCCCCGTTTTCCGTTATGGTAAAACTATCGCCCTCTGGATCATGGTAATCCCCGTTTACATCTTCGACAACTAGACTTGAATGAACATAACGCCCGTCATTCAATTCGGTAAAATCGTCCGACAATGCCTGGTCAGAAATGAACATCGAATGCCATTGTGCCGTACCACGGTTTGAACGTGTTGCATAACGTGAGGGACCGTAGCAGTATACCTCGTGTTCAGATACTTCGTCTGAACTATAGTCTTCTTCGTTCCATTGACAGTGTGAAAAGTTATCACCATAGCACGACTGGCAGTAAGTACCATCACCGCCATCCGTAGTACATACGTCATCTTCAGAGACTCTATCACCGCAACAACAGCAGCGATAAACGCCTTCACGTTCGCTACCATCTATCGACGTACCGTCGGTTGAATTACAAGACGTTCCAGGTCCGTCCGATGACAACCAAAACAAGTTATTGCGGGTATCCGTTTTCCGTATAACGGAAAGAGTATCGCAGTAAGGTGCGTAGCCTGTAGACGGTATTTTAAGCTTAAACGTGACAGTCTTGTCGTGTATCGGCGTATCGTTGCCCGCATTGTAAAGTGTGACAACAGGCTTGCCATACTTGGCGGATATTGTGTCGCACAAACTGTCAATCCAACACGGGAAAGAAAGATACCCTCCGCAATAAACCCGATCCAGATAAACACGTTTTTTGCCGTGCCACAACAAAGCAGAACCATGCGAACAGATAATGCCGTTTTCCTCTTTTATCCAATACACGCAAGACACATCATCCGGGTTTTGAACGTACATTTCACGCAAGTCCGAACAGTTCGGATATCGCATGCACGAACCAGGGCGATACGATTCGAAGACATCATGTATCCTATCACCGTTCGCGTAGTGAAGTTTGGGCGAACATACTTTATGAATCGTAACCCGTGCGATATCCCGACTATTAGCCAAACCCAGCAAATGGTCAATCGGTTTAACTTGTGGCTCACCTGTTTTGTAGTTGCGAACGACAAAAAACCCTTCCAATGTCAATCCGTACCCTGCTGGATACGTTCCTTCCAGTATCGTTTTATCAACGATACATTCGGCCCGTTGCGTATCGTCCATTGTCGCCGTCAATAGTTCTGGCAAAACGTCAATCGTCATACTGGCCACCATGCTTTCTGTAATGGTTTCCATGTTCAATACTCCCAAAAGTGTGAACGGACCTATCGACACTATCGCAGCATGAACGATTGGAACACTTCGTCATAGTCTCGAAGTGTATCGTCAGACACTTGTCCGAGATTGTCATGACAGTCCATTTCAACGCTATGAATGAGTTCACAGATGATCCTGTATCGCTCACGACAAACGCCACCAACTGTCAGGGCGCGTATTAAAATGCTCTGCATCTCATTCACCGCCTTAAGCATAGCGGGTACATCATTACCGCGTATTGCATCCATCATATCCACATCAACAATACTGAAAACCTGCTCAACCACATCACTCATTGCAATCACTCCTGTTAAATGTTGTCCCCGTCCCTCACATTGAGAGACTGAGTACCAACGGTATCACAATTATCGGCTATCGTCAACACTTCCCAACAACAATTCTGACGACGAAAGTGTGACACTGTAAACGTGTTCAGTAAACGGGCATGAACAGGACGCAAAAAGTTTGACCTCTTATATACACCCAAAAACATACCAAAACGCATAGGATCGTCGATAGGGTACGTTCCGCTGACAACCCGATATATCGGCCACCCTCAAAACCTGAATGCTGGCGGCCTATCCTATGCGATTCTAGGATATGGTAGGGTATTCCTTACCCTATATAAAAACCCAATGTTTTTGATTTCGTAGTACGGGGTGGAGTACACACAAAAAAACAGGCTCTTGACGGGCTTCCTATGCGACCGACCTACTATGCACATAGTAGCTGTTCAAGTGTGCGGATTGTCACACATGGCACCTATTGTTGGTATGCGGGTATATCCTACCCTACGCTCTACAGTACCAGTCAGCCTAGCACGTACCACAATGCGGAAGAGTTCACCGGTTCGCTGGTACCTGTTCAGTTCAAGCTGCCGACCGATCTGGTGACAAAGGCCCATGAACACAATGTCAGTGTACCATAGGTCACCACAAAGGGGATAGGGCGTACACTACCCCCAAGGGTTAAGCTGGTACCACAGATGGACCTTTACGCATGATGCAATTTAATGGGTGCCAATATGGAATTGCTGAAAATATTAGATACCTGCATTGACAGCTTTGGATATGCTGATACCATTCGACACGTTGATTCACCCATACCATCCTCGTTAGAGACCATTCAATGCCCATATCACCCCAATAGGACTCATCATGGCACGACCCAAGCTCCGTACAGCACTGGAGAGGTTTTACTTCTCCGGTGTCCCCTTACCAGATTCTGGAACAGAACTATGCACTGTACAAAGTATTACCATCCCAGAACGTATTATCCGGGACCCACTCAAGAAGCAACTGTGGGACTTCATCGTAGCTGACATGGAGAACCGTAAGTGTCTTAGCAACACCTACACTCTACTCATCTCAGAACTTGTTGAGGTCATCACTCTGATGCACACTTGCAGAGAGAAACTGGACGAAGATGGACTGGTAGTAGAGAAGTTTGACGATGAGGGCAACTACTTGTCCAGCATCCCCAATCCTTACTTCACCATCATGAACCGACAGCAACCCATGCTCATCAAGATCCTTGAGAAGCTGGGCCTGTCTCCACGGGACATAACATACCTTGTATCTCCAGAAGCATCTTCCGCAGCACCTATTGAGGCTATCGCTAATGAAATCAAAGCAATCACCTACTTCCGATGAAGAGACACCCCAGCAGCGAGCACAACGTATTCTGGAGGAATCAATAGCCTTCCGTACATCTCTTGTCTCAGAGATTCATGCGGAGATCAAAGTGATGTGTTGGTCAGGTTGGACCAGCTACTGCACCCAGAAATCACTGATGAAGGTCAGAGACGGCAGTAGATCTATGCGTGTAGTCGACACAGCCGGATTCATGCACAACCCCGGAGGAAGCAGACAGTACATCTCATCGGTCAAAGGAAGTAACTAGCACAAAAAGAAACCCTGCCAGATGATAAGTCTGACAGGGTCTTTTCATTACTTGCCTTTAACAGTCTTCTTCCTCGGTCTTCCGGGTCTCTTGGTCTTCACGTCACCAAACCCATAATGATCACTACAAGCCAGCACAACTGCCGCTGATCGTGAGATCTTCTTCGCTGCAGCTACTTTAGCTATCTTATCCCAGAACTCTTGTGTGGCAGAGATACCATACACTGCTGAGTCACCTTGGTTACGCTTCTTCTGTTCTTCTGGTTCACTTGGCACCGTCTAGACCTTTCTGAGTGTATCCATTGACTGGTTCTGGCTGCAAAGACTTCAGTCTCTCCAGCATCTGCTTGTACTGATCAGACACAGCTTTAGCCGTCTGCTTGCTTCTGGGTGGTCGATCATCAGTCCAATTATCCTGAATCATGGCATCACGCAGCACAGTCAACGCACTGATGGCCTTGGTAACGTGATTTAACTGACTGTCAGGATCTGTATCCTCACCTTCCCACCATGCTTTCATGTGTCTGAAGGTAGCATCCCAGTACACTGACGCCCTGACACCAATGACTCGCCAGTTGTACCCTCCATACTTATACTGACCCTCAGCCAATGCCATTCCTACCTCAGAAATTACTGAGAGGGGAACATTGGCAATAGGAGGCTTAGTGCATCCAATAGCATCTTTGGGATTGGTGTCCTTCACATGCTCTGGGACAGTAGGTTTACTGATCACGTCAGCATCCACTGGTCTTCGGTACTTGACCTCATATCCGCGGCCCTGAGCCTCCTTAAATGGAGTCATGCAGTCGGGAAAGTCGTAAGCACTTCCTACCCAGCCTCCATGAAAACAAGTCTGATCTCCCTTACACCACTCTATAACCTCATGCTGCCCCAACTCTCTGTACTCTACTGACATTGATACTCTCCAATCAAAGTCTTACGAAACTGAACCCATCCAGTACCAAGGTTGCCGCCCTGCCCATCAAGGACCTCACTGCACATAGCCTGATGTTCTGTAGGACTAAAGTGCTTCGATGTTACTAAACGCTGGCACAAATCAATATCTGCCTGCACATTGCGTACACCATCATGCGTCAGGTAACTGACCCGAGCACATCGACCAGCAGACACCTTTACAGCGTCTGATGCGGATAACTGCTCATCACCATCGAATCCTATCAATGGCAGGTGCCAGTCACCCTCAAACAACCTGTCTGTCTCAGAAGCATTAGCAGCCTCTCGTGTATGCTCTGCAATATTCTGCATGTGTGGCTCTGCTTCTGGATGACATCTCAATGCCCAGAAGTTATTCCACGCACCTTGGCTGCCAGTACAGATGACCGTACACCACATCCACGGTTCTAGGATGCGATTGATGATCTGTTTGTGCAGACCATTGATCATCATCGCTTCAGCAGCACCCAGACAGTAGTCTCTGGCAGTTAGCCACAAATCCTTGCACTCATTGGCATCTAGTCCTGACAACACTTCGTAAGCCTGCATACCCTTCTGAGCCTTACCCCAGTGCATAGGAATAACAGGATTGTTCTCTACCTGCTCAATCATCTTCTCCACAGGGATAGCCCTGCTGGATGCTACGTTAAAGCTGAACATCCGATGTCTCAGATGCTCTGCGTGGATGAACCGTGGGTAGGTCATCTCCATCGTTATCAGTCTGTTACCACACAGATTGGTACTGTCTGCCAGTACCTTGGCGTTAAACATTGCTACCTCCAGAAAGTGTTAAGGGGAACTATGTGAACTGTATCAGATCTACAGCATTAGTCAACCATTGGTATCAAGAATATTGATGACGCTCTAGGAGCCTCTACAAGCCCTTCTCCACGCAGGATGAATAGAGTCATGTTGACGGTCCAACAGCGTTCTAGGGCCATTCTGTGCGATTCTGGAGGCATTCCAGCGTATCTGAGTCTGCTGAGGGTACAGATTGTGAGTATTTGTAAATATGGATTGACAATTCCTGTCCAATCGGTGAAGATGAGGCCTCAGCGTGTTTGCCGAGCTTACCATCGGCTATGTGGAAACCCCGGATGAATAAGCCGCCACCATCGGAAGAGGCAGGAACATGTAACCTGTTCGTCAACGATGTTAAGCAATATGACGGAGGAACATGTCAATGGTCACAAAGACGTTGCATATCTCAACTTACTCGCAGTTAAATGAAGCAAGCCACCATAGGCTTGTTTTTACTGTGCGTGGGGATAGAGGGGTATGCAATGGTCACAGTAACACTAGCTGCTGTAGACGCAGTATTCATTACTCCCATCCCCAGTGAGAGTATGATGACTAAACCTTCTGCTACTCTGGTTATTGGTGATTGTCATGCACCATGTATGCTCCATGGTTATCCTGACTTCCTTCTCAGGATCTATGAGAAGTATCGCTGTACCAAAGTCATCCACATTGGAGACTTGGTAGACCTTCACTGCATCAGCTACCATGAGCGGTCAGTTGAGGCTACCTCAGCAGTAGAACTCGATGATGCTGCTGCTCAGATCAATACTCTCACAGAGTACTTCCCCCGTGTTAAGCTCCTGCTGGGCAACCACGACGCCCTCATCCAACGGCAAGCCACCACTGCTGGTTTACCTCAGAAACTGTTACGAGACTTCAAGAGTATCTTCTCTCTCCCCAGAGGATGGGAAGTCTTCCCTCGATACCACAAACTGGTCATCAATGACGTGCTCTATCAGCACGGAGACCAAGGTAAGGGAGGTCAGTTCGCTGCCCTTAAGAATGCTCACGCTGAGTTTATGTCCGTAGTGCAAGGTCATTACCACTCCCAAGGAGGAGTCTGGTACCACGCTAATGAAGCCAGCATCATATTTGGTATGCAAGTTGGCTGCGGAATAGACCGCAAACACATGCAGATGGATTACGGTATCAAATTTTCAGCGAAACCGATAATTGGATGTGGTGTAGTGATTGACTCACAAACAGCATTTTTCGAGAGGATGCCGCTAACATGAAACTTAAAATCTGTGGGCGAAGCTATACAGTGCGGCGTGGCAGCATTCCCGGTAACTTTGGGCTGTGTGACCCATGCAACGCTGTAATCACCATTGCTGACGATCTGGAGGAGCATACGAACATGTCTCCTGCACTGATCGAATTACATGAGGTCATCCATGCTGTGCTGCACGAGACAGGATTGACCTGTGTACTGACCGATAAGACTGAAGAAGCCATTACCCATGGTCTAGCCATCCAGTTACATGGGTTGGGCTATCGTCGTTAATCCAGTGCTACTTCCTCCAGTATATCCAGCAGTTTCTGCACCCCACTGAACACATCGCTGTTCCTGAATCTTATGACAGTAACGCCGTGTTTGTTAAGCCTTCGGGTCCTTATGCGGTCGTTACGCTTTACGTTCTTCCTGTCGTGAATCCTGCCATCTATTTCTACTGCCAGAAATAATGAAGGGCAATAGAAGTCGGGTATGTAACCGTGAACTACAGCCTGCGGATCGAACGTATGCAGCCATGTCTTCTGTCTCTTCTTCAGAAACTTCCAGAAGAGTGCTTCGGCTTTAGTCATGTTCTTTCGAAGAATCAGTGCGTAAGCCTCAGTAGCGGCCTTGCATCGTTTCTTCTTACGCGGTATCTTTCGTTTTAGTCGGTACATAAACACCTCCTCCCATAACAATAAACAGTCTGCCTTTGCGGGACAAGCCTAATGGATGATCCAACTTTGATTACTGTCGCAATTTCAGCAGTCACAGCATTAGGCGGCGTAGCCACGAGTGTAGGCCATTGGGTAGCGAAACAGCTACAGGAATGTAAGTCTGAGCACAGAGAGTCCCGCATACGCATTGAAGAGCTACACGAAGAGATTAGAGAGATCTCGACAAGTGTCGGTGAGATGAAGGGCCAGCTTACAGTGTACCAAAGAGAGCAAAATGAACAGAATCACGTTGACACTCATAAGCCAGCTTGATACTCTCACGGTACAACCCACATACTCAGTCTCGACACCATTACGCAGGTATTCAAGGAGACTTTGAGTCCCTGTGGGCTTTCTTCGTTACTGCTATGATGTTTAGCTGGTTAAGTAGCAGTGGACTTCGATTCCGCTGCTGTCAGAAACATTGAGGAAAACATGACGAACGCAGAACTAAAAACACTGATCGAATCCGACAGCGTGGCCCTCGGTCACTTCGTCGCGTCTCGTGACCAGCTATGTGCTGAGCGATGCTCGGCAATTGCACCAACGATCCGCGTTCCGGTCCCTGCTGCCGATATCCAGTATGACGCAAGCGTCAACGGAGTCTGGGCCAAGATCACGATTGCTCGCGAGTCGTCCGGCACTCCGGATGAGATCAAGGGCGTGTGCATCACGTTTCTCGATTGGGTCAAATCCGGCAGACCTATCGATTTCGATATGCCTGAAGTCGTGGGGATGCTGGCCGGTCTGGTTGCGGTCGGACTGGTGACATCACAGCAGGCGATTGACATGGATGCACGGGCCACGGTGAGTCAGGTAATCACATCAAATCAAGTCTCAGATTGCAGAGGTAACTAATGGCCCTTCCGGATTACTTTAAGATTTTCGGCGGTACTGCCAAAACCATAAAAAACAGCGGCGGTGATGCTGCAATCACGCTGGCATCGCTCGCAAACGGCAACGGAACTACAGCAGGCGGACGGCAGGCCGTTACACTCGACCTCGGTGCATTGTGGGCACAGCGATGGCGGATCGAGACGGAGTTTGAGTTTGCTGCGACACCGACAGCAGGCAACGCGGTGAACCTGTTTGCGTCATGGTATACGACCACAGGGGCGGGACTTGGCGGCACCAGCGGAACCGATGCAGCATACAGTGGTTACAGTAGCAATCTGGACGCATCGACCAAGCAGCTTGAGTTTTTAGGGGCACATATTTGTACTGCTCAAACGACAGCGACAGTTCAGAAATGTTTAGTTGGTGTGATTTTTCCGAAGTCACGTTACTTAAATCTGGTGGTAGATAATCGCAGTGGCGCTGCGTTTCATAGCACTGACACGAATCAGGTTATCCGATTAGTGCCGCTTGAAGAAAGCATTGAAGAGTGATACTGCCAGCATCATATGCTAACGGATTCGCACCACGCGACGGGATGCCGCTCTATCCAGAGTTGTGGCGTGGTTGCGTTTTCGCGGCTGCACCATGCTTGGGGCCGAGCGGGTTGACGTTGCGTGATTGGAGTGGACGCGGAAATCATGGCACACTGACGGGCGGGCCGACGTGGGGTCCGGCGCACGGAAAATATGCCGTGACGTTCGACGGATCGGATGATTATGTCAATCTGACGAACGATGCACCAATACCATCGGGACGATTTACGATCATGCACTGGGTACGCCCAGCATCGCTCGGCACGCTGCAAATACCATTTAGTCAAGGCAGAATTGGCGGCGGCGGCACATACATTACGACGAGATTGACATCTACCTCAAAATTCGAAACGGCCATCGACGGAGCCAATGTCGACACGGGCACAACGACGCTGCAAAATGACGTATGGTATGCACTGGCTGCGTCTTACGATGGAACAACGTCTCGCGTCTATGTGTCGGGCATTCTCGAAAAATCCGCAAGCCGGACGGCAAACTACACAAACGGCGAGGCGAGAATAGGATCAGGATTTACTAACACTGGGGTCACGTCGCTAGTGCTAAATGGCAGCATTAGCGACATGATGATTTTTAATACCGCATTGAGTGAAAATTTAATTCGCCTGTACTCGACACGCCCAGGCATCGCCTACGAGATGGCACCACGTCGGCGTTCACGGGCAGTAGTTATAACATCGGGGTTCTCCGCTCTCCGTCCGTCGATCCTGCGAGGGGCACGATGATACTTCCCGGATCATACGCCAACGGATTTTCACCACGCGACGGACAGCCGCTCTATCCAGAGTTATGGCGTGGTTGCGTCGGTGCGTGGAATCCGGGGCTGGGTCCGACTGGCTTGACGCTCAGGGACTGGAGCGGCAGGGGAAATCACGGAACACTCACAAACATGGACCCAGGAACGGACTTGGTTGCCACCGATAAATCGTACGCACTGGATTTCGACGGATCGAACGACTATGTGGATATGGGAGCTAGTGGGAGTGCTTTAATAAACTCACTGCCGTTTTTTGTTTCCGCATGGATTAAGCCGGTCAACGTATCTGGTGGTACGTCTGGATTTCAGGGAGTCGTCTGTAGCGACCAAAGCGGCGGGCCTATGTTTTTTCGACTTCGCTCTGGTGCTATCCAGTTTTCTTACGACGAAAATGCTGTAAGTTTTGTTGCTGGTGGAACTGTGGCTAATGGCTCATGGCAGCATATTGCAGGGATGGCAGACGGAAGCACGTATAAGGTATATCTTAACGGTTCGCTTGTTGGCTCGAAAACTGCCGCTGTGTCACCGATTACGAGTGCAAATAAGTTAGTGCTTGGCGTAGACTTCACGTTCGTTTCCGGCAGAAACTTCAACGGGCAAATGTTAGATGTAAGGATTTATCACAGAGTAGTTTCCGAAAACGAAATCCGCATCCTCGCCTCACGTCGCGGCATCGCCTACGAACTCGCTCCACGTCGCAGGTCACGAGTTTCAGTTCTGGCATCCCTGCGTTACAACATATTCACCGGCAATGTCGGTTCTCTCGAAGTCATAGGAGCGTCTTGACATGCCATCATTTGATGAGGCCAAACTAACGACGACGCTGCGTGGCACTTTGGCCACGTACAACCCTTCCACGGGAGCCAACAAAAATGCAGATAGCCTTCCGACAGGTCTGGTTTACAAGATCAGTGACGGAACAACACTAGCGGCTACGGTTACAGTTGCAAACATCACAACGGGCGTTTACAGGTTTAGCGTCGATGTGACCACAGGCAACGGGTTTGCCGAGGGTGAATATTATGAACTCTGGATCACTGCGGTGGTTAGCGGCGACACGACTGTGACTCAATCGGCTCCAATCACAGCATTCAAAGCAACGACAAGTACTGTAGATGACCTGCCCACGAACGCGGAACTCGCGACAGCCCTTGGCACTGCTGACGATGTTGTCCTTGCGGCTATTGCAACGGTGCAGAGCGACACGAACGACATCCAGACGCGAATTCCAGCAGCCTTGGAATCCGGACGAATAGCAGCGGCACTGGACTCCACTGCTACTGCCGCACTGGTTGACCTGATCTGGGACGAGCCACTAACAGGTGCCACGCATAATGTCGCCACTTCATCTGGTAAGCGACTTCGTCAAACAACTGCATTCCAACAAATCGACTCAACTGTCATTGATGCGTCTGCGACCACAACTACGTTCGTTACTGGACTCGATTCAGCGGTCGATAACTTCTATAATGACTCGATGCTGGTGTTCACCGATGGGGCATTGGCCGGACAGGTTCGGGCGATTTACGACTATATTGGAGCCACAAAGACGATTATCTTAGAGGAGGCGTTGACATCGGTTCCGGTCAACGGGGTGGCGTTTACGATCGTGTCGCTGCATATCCATCCGGTTAGTCAGATTCAGAGTGGGCTGGCGACGAGTACTGCATTGGCCGCAGCTAAAACTATTTTAGACAAGGTTGATACCGGACTGGTTGTAGACGGTGCTGCTTACCAGTTCACTGCCAATATGCTTGAGCTTGCTCCGAGTGGTGGTGGTGCAGGTGATGCCTCACAGGCTACTCTACTGGAAGTAAAAGCCAAGACAGACCTGATTGGTACGACATCGGGCATAAGTTCACTGTTAGCTGCATCTGTACTCACTCCCGGAACCATCACTGAGTTTCCCGATACTCTCACGATTGGAGACTCCTACACGACTGCCAACGGTCGTTCTATCCAGATTCCGATTGTAGACACAGATGGCAACCAGATCTCGTCTACAGGCTCTCTGAACTTCGCTGACGCCACAGCAACCTTTGTAATCAAGCGTGCCAAGGAAACAGACAGCACACGCATCATCACAGGCACAGCAGCCTTCACCGATCCTGTAGGTACAGGAACGTCAGGTGCTCCATACGCAGTCGTACAGCTTACTTCCTCAGAAACTGCTAAGGGGCTTATCGGCTACAAGTACTCAGGCGTACTGACCTTCACTTGGCCTTACGTTGGAACGGGTACTGACCCAGAAGTCATGTCGTTCGAGACAGACACCTTGCTCTTCGACAATTGAAGCAACTCCACCCCATGGACTTAGAACTCGAAATCGAACCTGCCTCCAGTTACATTCACGGCCTTTCTACGCTTCGCATTCCAGATCCAATCTACGAACACGATAAGATGATTGGCTGGAAGTGGATCGAGGTAAGGACCGTGGACTTTCTAAGAGGCATCCCCGGATACGACCCATTTGTTACTGCCAAAGGTTACTACTTTGACTGTGCCGAATGGGATCGTATCATAGCGTTCGTAGTCACAGAATGCTGCTTTCCAGAAGGTGAGTTGACAGGACTGCCATATATCCCTGAACGATGGCAGTCAGCGATCTACGCCAACCTGTTCTGCTGGAAGCATGAAGTCACTGATCTTCGCAGGTATCGTGAGTGCTTCATCTACGTTCCTCGTAAGAACAGCAAAACGTCGTCCTTCGGTGCCATCATCTCGTTGATCATGTTCTTCGTGGATAAAGAGAAGAGATCACAAAACTACTGTTGTGCTGCTGACGTGGAACAAGCGTCTAACAACTTCCGCCACTGTCAGTACATGATCGAGAACAACCCCAAGCTAATCTCCAGACTGCGAGAGAAGCGTGTCTTCAGGTCTACCAGATCCTTTGAGCACAACGATGGTGCCATCTATAAAGTTCTGTCCAGCATTGCTGACACAAAGCACGGATTGTCCCCCAACTTTGTTTACGTCGACGAAGTCCATGCTCACCCGAACAGTGAGCTTATCGACGTTATGCTTACTGGAACTGCTGCCAGAACTCAACCTCTTGTACTGTACACGACGACTGCTGATTATGATCGGCCTTCTGTGTGCAATAGTCTGTACGATAAAGCCAAGGCTATAGCTTCCGACAAACAGTGGGAACCAACATTCCTGCCAGTGATCTACGAAGCTCAGATCAATGACGACTTCAGATCAGAGAAGGTGTGGCAGAAAGCCAACCCTAACTATGGTAAGTCCATTCGTAAAGACTACTTCGAACGACTGGTACGCAACGCTCAGGACAACCCTGTAGAACTTAACCGATTCCTCCGCTTGCACCTTAACGTACGAACCAAGACAGAGACAGCATGGATTCCGTCACACATCTGGTCTTACGGTAACGCAGATCCAGAACTCCCACTACTGTCGATCGTGGCTATCAAGCAATGGATGTCCGAGCATCCGACATGGCATAACATCTGCCTTGACCAGAAATTCTCAACGGCTACTTCGGTAGACGTGTACATTGGCCGTTACCAGTTATACTGGTCATGGTTCATCAAACAGATCGACTTCCTGAAGGATGAAGAGTGCTACGCTGGATTCGACAACGCTTCAGTGCAGGACATCGCATCGTTTAACATGTGGTTCCCTCGCTACGGTGTTATGCTCCATTGGGGCTGGTGTCCAGCAGCGTCTATCTACAAACGATCACAGGAGCAGAATCTACCTTACAGTCAATGGTGGGAAGCTGGAGTCATCAATGCAACATCCCCTCTGGACACCGTAGACGAGAACGCAATCCTTACTGCACTAATCGGAGATGATGGCAACAAAGGCATACTGGCACACTTCACAGGCTGCAGGGAAGTATGCTTTGACAGATGGGGTTCCCACCACGTTTACACATCTCTCAAGCAGTACGGCTACCCTGCCCGTGCCTACCCTCAGTCATTCCTCGGAATGAACGAACCATGCCGTCGTATGGAAGCTCTGGTTATGGATCACCAGTTCTTCCACGGTGGGCATCCTGTACTGGACTGGATGATCGGAAATGTAGTTATTATGCAAAGTAGGGATGGACAAATACGCCCTGACCGATCAAAATCCACTAATAAAATAGACGGTATTGTAGCTGGTCTGATGGCCATGGGGTCGTCATTCTACCCTGAAGTAGAAACCATATCCGACATTCGCGGTCTGAAATAGTAAGGACTACTCATGTTTAACTGGCTCAGCCGCAAGAAGAGTAACACCGTCTCACGTTCAGCAGTATCCAACCTGCTGGACATTGTTGCTGGAGCAGTATCAAATGCTGGAACGATGACGTGGAAAGATCTATTCGGCACACTGAACCACGAGCAGGCTTACACCAGTGACACTTCCAACGCTCTGAAGCTGTCAGCAGTTAAATGTGGGCTGGACATCTACACTGGTATGATCGGTTCCATCCCACGCCGAATGTACGCACTGGAGTCCGGTACTCAGGCCAAGACTCGTGTCGTCGCTACAACTGACCACCCAGCATCTCGTATCTTCTCCCATTACTTCCATCCAGAACTATCTTCGGACGAAGGTCTGCTGACCATTGTCTACGACATTCTGATGGATGGTAACGCATACTTCATTCGAGAGAACGACACACAAGGTCGCACCAGCCGACTATACTATGTTCATCCTTCCAGAATCTCTCGTGGAAACATCTTCCGTGCTACTGGTGAAGAGACCCTGACCATCGGACGTAAGGCTTCCAAGGGAGAACTGCTCTACCGCATCGACTCCGGCCTGTCATACCGAGACATCAAAGACCAGCCATTGTTACTCTCACGAGACATGATGGTCCACTTCAAGGGCAAGGTCCTCGACAACGAGTACCACCGTGCTCACGGCTTTGTAGCCAACTCTGTCAAGGCATTGGACCTCTACCGTGCGTCTGAAGAGTTCGGCTGGAAGTTCTACTCCAAGGGCATCGCCACACAGATGTTCCTGACCACAGAGAACCGACTGGCACCTGAAGTACTGAAGCGTATCGAGGCCAACTTCACAGACGATCCCAACGCTCCACTGGAAGACATCTTCCGCACCCGTGTACTTGAACAGGGACTAAAGCCAGTCCACATGGGTATCCCATTCCAGCACCTCCAGTTCATCGAGACTCGTGCATTCAGTGTGGAAGATGTAGCTCGTGGATTGAACGTCCCTCCAGCATTGCTGCACAGCTACATGGGCACCCAAGCTGGTAACGCTGACCTGTCCCAAGCTGTTGCTCTGTTCGTCCAGACAGGCATTGGCCCGTTACTCACACGCATCGCCAGTCAGTTCCGCACAGAGCTACTACCATTGCCCTCTCAGATGCTGTACGGCTTTGAGTTCGAACTGCTGTACCTGTACCGCAACGTCATTGATAAGTTCTCTTCTGCTCTCAGAAACTTGTTCGAGATTGGGTTCATCGATCGTTCCTACGGTGCTGGTCTGCTGGGTATGCACATCGACCCCAATGATGAATCCAGTTCACTACGCTACGTGCCAGTTAACCTGATGACTGTCCAGCATTCTCTGCATCTTGAAGAAGGTGCAGCATTGGCCAACAAGTCCCTAACAGTACAGACTGAGGGTGCCCAAAAAACCAACGACGGTATGGTATCGGCTGAAGAGTACGAAGCATCAGAAGAGAAAGCTGAAAAGTCAGCAGAGGAGTCAAAGGCACCATCAGGCGGCAAGATGGACAAGTCCCCGTCACAGGACAACATCGACAAGCGTCTGCGTAATGCTGAAGAGAAAGTCAAAGCAGCATTCCTCAACGTAGTCAATGGGCTGAAGCAGTACGAGACTCGTGTACTGGATCAGAAGAAGCAATCACGTCCAGATGACTTCGATGCTGCCAAGACAGAGTTCTACGGCACTAAGTTCCAAGGGATGCTGATGGATCAACTAGCACCATGGAAAGACCTGATCACCATAGGCAGCACAACACTGGACAATGTAGTAGCAGATTGGGTATCCACTCAGCAATCACCAGAAGGAATCGAAAATGAAATCACTTGTATTGAATCGTAAGCAGTTGCCTTCTGGCGAAACACTTGAGTGCAAGGTGGCGTTCAATCAGTCAGACGAACTGCTGATCTACGACATCATCATGCCTCAGAAGACGTATGATGGTGAGACGTTCAACTTCGCCACACCTGCTGACGTAACCGACTTCCTGAAGGATGCACCACGAGACTTCAACGTACGCATCAACTCTTCCGGTGGTGAAGTCGGTGCTGCTCTGGCCATGTACAATCGCTTGCTGGAACATCCCGGCAAGGTTACAACCATCGTCGATGGGTACGCCTTCAGTTCTGCTGGCTGGTTGGCCATGGCTGGTTCTGACCGACAGATCTGCAATGGTGGCCTGTTCATGATGCACAACCCTTACCTGTACGCCAAGATCGACTCTCTGAACGAGATCAAGAATGTGCAGAACCGCTGGGAGTCTCATCGCAACAGCATCGTAGATATCTTCACCACCAGAACTTCTATGAAGGCTGATGAAGTGCAGAACCTAATGGAAGTGGAGACCTACATGTCTGCTTCAGAAGCTGTAGCGAAAGGACTGTTCAACTCAGTCCGCAACTCTAAGCCTGATACTGCCATCCTCAACTGCCTGCACATTCCAGACGCAGTCAGGAACAAGGCTGACGTGATCATCGCTCAGAACCCACCTATTGACATGTCAGCCCTAAAACTACGTGCTTTGAATCTTCGTAAGAATTTTCTAAATAAGTAGTTGACGTTCAGCCCCATATCGAATACTCTACATACAGTCACGGCTATGCCCACAGCAACGCATACAAGCAGCAGCCAGATGCCACATAACAACTTTGGAGGTTATACCATGGCTTCTGCCATTGCTACTCGCGTACTCGTCTTTAACGATACGCCACTCAAGAACGACGATGTCACCAAGATGACCGTCAACCAGCTTCAGGACGAACGCACTCGCCTGATTACTGTCACCGAAGTCTTCGACGCCAAGGCTGACAAGATCAGTCCTGAAGACACGCAGTCTTACTCAGAAGCACTGGACCGCATTGAAGCCGTTCAGAACGCTCTGAGCAAGACCAACGTCGGTCTGGGCGAACGTAAGGCTGCGTTGCTTGCTACGTCCCGTATCGCCAATGCTACGAGCGGACTGACCTTCGACTTCTCCAAGGGCGTATCTACTCGTCCAGCATGGGAAGACGACAAAGAGAAGTTCGGTTTCCGTAATCAGCAGGAGTACCTCGGTGCGGTCATCAATGCTTACAAGCATCGAAGTCCTGACGCTGTGGACCCACGCTTGAAGGCTGCTGTGATGGACGCCGTTGGCTCTGACGAGTTCAGCAAAGCCAACTGGGAAGCTGCTGGAATCACGGTTCCTCGTGGCTTCATCAACACGGTTATGCAGCTTGAACCAGAAGCTGACCAGTTGACCAGCAAGATGACTCGCATCCCAATGACGGCACCTGTTGTCGACATTCCTTGCCGAGTAGACAAAGACCACCGTACCTCGGTAACTGGTGGGTTCAATGTTTACCGTGGCAAGGAAACTGCCTCACCAACTCTTAGCAAAAACGCTATGGAGATGATCTCTCTGAAGGCACATGAACTGAATGGTGCAGCCGCTGCTACCAACCAGTTGATGGCTGACAGTCCTCTCTCTATCGCTGCTCTGATTGATCAGGGTCTTCGTCAGGAAGCTCGCTCTTACCGAATCAACGAACTGTTGAACGGTAACGGCATTGGTCGCCCACTGGGTATGTTGAACTCTGCTAACGACGCTCTGTTGACTGTTCTCCGAGAAGCTGGCCAGTCTACAGCAGTGATCGTTAACGGCACCAACATCCTGAAGATGCGTCAGCGTGTATGGGGCTACGAGAACGCAGTATGGCTGTGCTCTCTGGACCTGTTCCCAACGATTGCTACGCTGCACATCGAGTCGCCTAACAACGCTGGTCTGGTCAAGCTGTTCTATCCTGCTGACTCTGCCAATCCAGACATGTTGCTCGGTCGTCCAATCGTCTGGACAGAGTACATGAACGGTATCACCAGCGGTCAGGATGGTTCTGTCATCAGTGAGTGGAATTCTAACTTCCTCGCCTGCGTCAACCCAACTCAGATGCTGTACGGTGAACGCGGTACTGGCACTCTGACTCGCAGCATCCATGTGCGATTCCTTGAACGCGAAGAAGTGTTCCTGTTCACGAGCTTCGACGATGCTCGCCCATGGTGGAAGTCGGTTCTGACTCCTGCCAAGGCTGGTCTGACTCTGTCACCATTTGTTGTCCTGTCTGCGACGACTGCATAAGTCATGCAGGTTTGAGGGGCATGTAGTAAGGTTCACCTGAACCATGCCCCTCTTCCTTACGATTTTTAATTCTTCTCCTGTACAGGATAAACATAATGGCTACTCAGAAGTTTACTCACTTGTCCAGCAAGTCTTTCATTAAGGCTCTGGGCACACTCACTATGAACGGCTCAGTCGGTAACGCACACGTTATCGCCTACCCGTTCGACAAAGCAATGTTGGTCATCAACAACGCTGACCTGACTGGTGCTCTTACTGTCACCGTATCCGGTTCAACAGTACTGGCCGGTACGTCAGGCTTCACAACCATCAAGACGTGCGTCTTCAGTGCGGCTCTGGCCGACATGGCGATGTCTGTCGAAGTGGACAGTGAAGAAGTCAGCTACGCTCAGGACGCTGCTGGTGTGGTCTTCCTGTCAACGGTCTTCCGTCTGACTGGTACCAACACCAACACTCTGGACGCTGCAGTTCAGGTACTCGGATTCCGTCAGTACGACGATCTGACTCCAACTGGAACAGGCGTAACAGCTTAGTGATCACCACTTTCGAGTGGAAACAGCCGCAGTACAGTTTCGGGGGTGGCTGTACTGCGGTTTGTCATTGGAGACCAATTCATGCCGATGTACATTGACTACTCAACTGAAGCTGCTCTCAGCACCATCGTGACTGACGACTTCGTTAAGTCCGTCAAGCGTAACATTGGTTTCGATCCAGAAACTCCCACCGACTTACTCCCGGTCGATCTGGAAGAACTCCTCCACGAATGCCTCCACATCTGTGAGAAGGAACAGTGGAGGTTCCTGCTGTCCAAGTCCGTTACTCTTACGCTTCCTTATGAAGCCTTCAGTAACGTCGATGGTTTGTTCTTCCTGCCATTCGGTCGTGTAACCTCCATCACGACCTTCTCGTACATCAAGAACGACCTGACCACTGGCACCATTGACTCCTCTGACTACACACTCTACCCAGCAGAACCGTCCAAGATCTGGGCGTCTGACTGGGCTGAGTTGTTCGCCGACATCAATGACGAACAGCCATACCCAGTTACTGTCACGTACACGACTGGCTACGCTTCCTACGCTGCCATCCCCAAGAGCACCATCCGTGCGTTGAAGATCCTGGCCTACCATCTGTTCGAGTACCGAGATGCCATCTCTGAAGGTTCTGTCTCAGAACTCCCACAGGGCTACTGTCACCTCAGAGACTTGGACCTGCTCAACGATCACCGTGCTGTCCGGTACATCGTAGACGACTGGACGAAAGTGAGTCGTGGATGAACAACTACAACCGCCGCTCTCGTCCCAACCTACGGCATGTCTGTGAGTTCTGGACCCCGTCAACAGTCGTCACTGCCAGCGGAGAACTCACACAAGAGTTCTCGCTTCATTACCGTGGTCCCTTTGCCATGGAGATCCCACGTTCCCCCAACGAGATCAACGACGCCAGCCGTGCCCAATCAGAGCAAGTGTTCTACCTGATCGGCCAATGGTGTGCCCCTGCCTCTCAGATCACTGCTGGCATGTTCTGTGTCATTCCTCATCTCCAGAAAGTTTATGCGGTCTCAGGACCAGCAACAGACCAATGGGGAGACAGTCGTAAGCTGAAGATCAACATCATCGACAATGTAGCACAACCAATCACCATCCAACTTATACCCACACTAATCTAATGGTACGACCCAGACCACGGATTGTAATCAGCTTTGAACTTCCATCGGAGATACGGAACGGGTTTCCATCTCTGATCGAGAAGGTGCAGAAACATATTGTCCGTGAGGCTATCCGAAGTGCGTTACTCCCAGTGAGAAATTCACTCAAAGCCAAGGTTATGAGTCTGCCCAACATCAGTGACCAGTCGTCTGGTGCTACAGGTCGAGCACTCACGAGTAAGTATGCCAACTCCAAGAGCAACCCATTCAGGTTCTACGGCATCGTTGGTGTCGACAACAAACATCTTGAAGCCATTACTCCTGAACGCTCACCTGTGTACGCCAGTGCTCGTCACAGACAGGTAGCCTTCGGAGTCAAGCGTAGGTTGAAGAACGGCAGGATTACTCTCAGCCGACGCAACGAACGCAGAGAAGTAAGAAGTACAATCAAGAGGAACATCGGTGCCCTGCAGAAACGATGGCCTGCACGGTACCTGCATCTTTGGGAGTACGGGTTTACTCACAGGTCCAAGAAGTCCAGCTTCGCAGGAAGGGGCTACTTCGCATTAGTCCGTAAGGAAACAGAAGGTCAAGCCAGAGCTATCTTCCAAGAGAAAATACTGTCTCACTTCAAGAAAGCTATGTCATGACCAGCCCGTACATCATCGACGAAGGTATTCAGAAACTGATCGCTGATTCTATCCCCGGAATCCCTGTTGCCAAGTCAGCGTTCCTGCCTGCCTTCGACCTGAAGAGTACACCTGACGGCTACGTGTACTACGACATCAGTGAATGCACACCCTACCATTCCTCAGAAGGTGTTGCGGAAGCTGGAGATCTGGAAACTTACAGCTTTATGCTGGACGTAGCCTGTGTTGCACATTCTAATACTCAGAGAAAGTTGTTGGTCACTTCGGTCCTGTCGGCTCTGCAACCTATTGTGGCTGGTCGAAGAACTCAGTTGACTGCATACGAAGTTGGGACCACCAACGTCTTCATAAACTTTCTGCGGTTACTGTCGCAGGAAGAAGTGACCAGCCTTAAAACAGGACAGTCCAATCCTGATTTGACAATGCTTGTCCTGTCGTTTTCCGGTAAAGCTACTAGCTAGGAGTTAACTATGTCAAATCGCGATGCCTCACGAATCAAGATCAAGTGGTTTGAACAAGCCACAGCACCAACTGGATCTGGTCCAGAAGTAGAAGCTGTCGATACCGCAAGCGATGTATACGCCTGCGTTACTGACGGTCCTACATGGTCCGGCTTCACCCGTGGTGATGTCGAAACAACTTGCTCCAACTCGACTCTAGATCCATGGGGGAACTTGATTCGTTCCTTCCGTGGAGGTAAGATGGTCGACCTTGGAACGCTCACGTTTACTGTTGACTGGGACCCAGACGACACTAACGGTGGTCGTGAATACGCTGCATTCTTCGACGGTCGCTCTGGCGATCTTCTGGTGGAGTTCCCTCCATCAGCAGGAGAAACGACTGGTCCTATTCTGGTACTGACTGGTCACTGCAACAAGTTCACGCCGATGGGCACTGTACTGAGCGACGACAACGGTGCTCGAAGTACAGCCGAACTTGTATTCCGACTAAGTGGTATTGACGTTACTGCTCCAGTCTAATCCTGACCAACCCCCACACCCTTCACCCCTTTTCTTAGGAACCCTTCATGTTGCTCCAACCTCTCAAGCGTGTACCTGTTGCTGATTCTACCACTGCAGAAATGGTTGAGCCATCTGCTGGTACTGCCAACGCCTTCGTCACCAAGCTGCGGGAACTCCCACAGGACGGCAACGAACGAGTGCTGGGTCATTACTTCTCCGGCCTGCGTGTACTCATCTGCCTGTACGACCACGGCAAACCATTCCTTGCTCAGTTGGTTAATACTCTTCACTCAGAAAATGGTGAGGCATGGCCGCTGGAAGTTCAGGAAGGTGTCTCTATTCGTCAGACTCTGGACGATCTGGATACGCCGTACCTGTGCCGTGTCATCGACTACTTCCTTGATGCTTTGAACGTCAATTCCATGGAAGAACTGAATACGATTATCCGTACTCAGTTGTGGGTGGAGAGAGACGTAAAAAACTAATTACTCCCGACGATCCACACTGGTTCGTATTGTTCCTGTGTAGCCGTTGGGGGAAGTCACTGACCGAGATTGAGTCCATGCCAATCTCAGAATTGAATGAGCATCGTTGGTTCCACGACAACTACAAGTGGGGTATGCACGACGATCTTCTTGCCATGCAGTTAACGCACAGCATCAAGACCGTTAACCATAAATCATCTGTGCAACCATGGATGGTTAAGTCGTGGACTACGCAACGTGATTACACCTACCGTTTACAGAGGCTGATTACTAAACCCGTTACTGCCATCAGGAGCGGGTTTTTCGCTGTAGTAAACGCGATTAAGGGTATGAAAAATGTCTAGTGGCAGCATCAATGATATCGCGATCAAGTTGGGCATTGATGCCACTGGCGTAGCTACAGGCATGAAGCACGCCACTGCCGAAGCTCTACGTGCGTCACGAGAGATCGACAAAGCCGAGTCAGTCGAACGTGAGCACAATCTTGCACAGCAGGTTGCTGCAATCGACGAGTCCAACAAAGTTCGTATCAAGCTGGAACGTGACGCCGCTGACGAACTTGCTGCTATCCGTACGGCAGACGCAGACCGTAGGCTGAGTGACCGTGTCAACGCCACAGCTATGATCAACAAGCTGGTGGCACAAGAAGTCGCTGACGAACGATCAGCAATGGATGCACTGGCTGCTGCTCGATCAGCCGATACGGATAGGCGAGTTAAGGAGCGTGCCGAAGTATCGGCTATGATCTCCAAGCTCGCTATCGAAGAAGCAGCTTTAGAGAAGTTGTCCCTCGACAGCTTGGCAGCAGACAGGTCAGCAGATGCTGATCGTCGCACTAAAGAGCGTGCTGAAACAGCCGCTATGGTCTCGAAGTACGCTGCTCAGGAAGCTGCAGATGAGCGTAAAGCGATGGACATCGTCGCTGCCGAACGTGCATCCGATGCTGACCGCAGGACAAAGGAACGTGCTGACACAGCCGACATGATCGCACGCAATGCCGCTCAAGAAGCTGCAGCAGAAAGATCTCAAGCCGATGCTGTAGCTGCTGAACGCATGGCAGACGCTGATCGTAGAACAAGAGAGCGTAAAGATCTTGCCGACATGGTTGCACGCTACGCTGCTGAAGAAGCCGCTAACGAGCTTGCAGCATTGAAGAAGATTCAGTTGGCAGAAGAGCAAGCAGCAGAAGCAAAACTTAAAGCTGCTGCCAAGGTAGACAACGACAACAATGTCGATGCCGCTCGTTTTGTCGACATGGGTACGTCAGCGTACGACAAGCACGTAGCTACACTGGTACGCCTTAACCACCACAGAGACGCAGGCCGCATATCTATAGCACAGTATGACGCTGCACTGAAGGTATTGAACGCTGATCTTCTTCGTAATGAAGCTGCTGAAAGAGCAGCAGGCAACGCTACCAAGCAGCACGCAGACTCTGCACGAGTGATGTCCGGTGTTATGACCCAAGCATCCTTTGCAGCAGAAGACTTCATACAAGGTATTGCATTCGGGGATATTCGCACAGCCCTGCTCGGTGCATCCAACAACCTGACCATGGTTGCTAGAGGGCTTATTCAGGTTGGTGAAGATTCTGGTGGCGTAGGACTTGCCCTCGCAGGTGTATGGGGCTGGTTGATTGCGATCCCTGCTGCTGCCGTAGCTATGTTGGCAGCGTTCAACTGGGCACGTTATGCCGAGATGGATGTGCGATCGTTGTCCAAGGCTTTGGAAGATGCCAACATTGGGCTTGAACGATTTCGTATGACCGCTGCGTTGATGCGAGACGAACTCCGTGTGGCATCACAGATGCGTGGTCTTACAGATGTAAATTCTGTTGATGAAATGCGTTTGAAGGTACTTGACGAGATTAAGGTCAAAGAGCGAGAGCTTCAAGATGCTCAGCGTAAAGCTGCTATCGACTCCAATGAGTTCCTAAATAATCAACTTGGTGGCTCAGAAGCAGTATTGGAACTTCAACGACAAATCGACCAGAGTAAAGCAGAGGGATCAGCTTCGGAAGTAGCGGCTGCTGTAGAGCTCGAACGGTTGATGTCCAACATCCGTGAGGCTGCACGTCAAGGAAAACCTGAAACTGCCATCAATGACCTACGTAGGATGTACGAGATCCTGAACAACATGGAGCTTGATGATGGCTTTGATTGGATAGGAGACCTGACTGCTCTTGACGCCTTGGAACAAACCTTCCCAAGTGAGTGGGGTTGGGGGCAGGAGGATCAGGATCGACTTAATGAAATCCGCAAGACACTCAATGAAACTGGTAACGATCTAACCAGAATTCAACGAGAGCAATTACTGCTTGAGAAACAATTACTGGAATTGGCAGAAGCCAGAGCACACCTGACTGAAGTAGCTGCGATGAAAGCAAGAGCTACAGCAGCTTTTGGTCAGCAGGAAGTTAACCAGAATGCTCAGGAAGTCATTGACAGCATTCACATGACTGAACTGGACAAGCGTAGACTGGCCATGCAGCAGCAGATGGCTAATATCCATACGGGTATGGTGGGTAGTGTTGCCTCAGACATCTTCAGCCCAACATCATTCGCTTCTGGCGGCATGATGTCTATGTCAGGTATGATACTCCCGATGATGGCGATGGCGGCACTGCAGGACGAGTTCAACAGGAAACTAGCTGAGGAGCTAAGACTTGAAGAGCAGCTAAGATCCATGGCCTACGATAAAGAGAATCTTCGTAAGTCCGAACTGCTGTTCTATGCTCAGGCTACAACTGCTCAGAAATACCTGTACGAACTGCAGAAGCAGCAGAACAAACTGCTACAGGAATCTGCCGAACAGATGGCTATGGGTGCTGCTAATCCAATGGCAGGTATGGGATTCGGTGGTGCTGCTGGTGCCATGCAGATGATGGCCGACCAAGCACTCAACATGGAACTGTTGGCTGCGGAAGAAGCTCGTCTTGAGAAGCAACTTGCTGAAGCTACTAAGTCAACAGCACCTATAGCTCAAGGCGGACTAGAACAGAACTCACTCACCGCACAGGGTCGTGCATTTGAGGAAGTGTACAAGAATGCTGCTAAACAGGATAATCCACAACTCAAAGACATCAGAGAAGAGTTAAAAGGCATCAGAGCCGCTCTGGCCAACAATGGCGTTCTGACAGTAGTGCAGGGAGGTTAGTATGGGTCTGTACAAGATATGGGGGTTCCAGTTACCAGATCAATCCATGTCGGCAACATGGGGTTCTCAGACGGTTACAGAGACCTGTCTTATCGAAATGAGTTCACCACTTGAGGACATAATCAACGTACAGAATGCCTTGCCAGCATACGACGGTGGTACGACTCCAGAACCTACGTTCACAATTGGATTGTCCTACCATCCAGAACGTACTGACTTAGTACTGAAAGAGGCACCTTCCGTAAAGGAGCACCCCACAAGCGGTAGACCGTTCTGGGTAGTTGAGTTGGTGTATGAGACTGCCCAGTGGCTGGACAAGACACTTCCTTACGAAAATCAAGGTATAGGAAACGTCGGTCGTAATAAGCGGCTTGATACCAATCCTACAGACTTCATCAAGTACCCTTGGGATGAACCACCGACGTGGAGCGGTTCCACTAAGCAGGTGCAGGCTACTGTGTACCAAGACTCAGCAGGAGCCAAGTTGGTACATGCCAACTATCTCCCACTGACAGAAGGTATCGACGTTACGATCGAACTCGAAGTACACACGTTCACATGGAACGTGGAGTACACTATGTTCACATTCAAAACAGACATTGCACCTTACATCGGTAAGATAAACGACGCTGTCGTGTTCACAGGACTTCGCAAGCATGTACTGCTGGAGACCTGCTCTGCTGTTGAAAACTATCGAACTCAGAATGTCGGTGTCCGTAATGGGCAGTCAGGTACAGGGGCAATTGCTACGCACCACTTTGTAACCGTTACTGCCACGTTTGTCATTGACAGGCGTACGTCTGTGCAAGGATACTTCAGAGAAGCCAATCGTCGTGTGTCAATGCATACTATGCAATTGGCCAACGCTGGGAACCCTATCACACCAATTTGGGGCTACGTGCCTATCGACGTAAACGACCGAGGAGACTTTGCACAATCCCCATGGCCGCTTGCTTCGTTGGCTTACACGAACGCTGGTGGGTTCAACAGAGGCATTGGTTTTCCTTACGACGCACTACCTACTGCTAACCCAGAGACTGACTTCTGGACTATTGATCCTCTGTACCCTGTAGAGGCTGACCTAACAACATTCGTTGCATTCTACGGACTTGTCATCCCATGAACAATAACATCGGTGCATTTACAGTTGGTGACGCACGGCATATCCATAAGGAGATATTTGGGACACGAATGTCTCAGCCTCCTATGGACAACACTCGTGACAAGACCATCCACAACCTGCTGTACTATGCGTTACTACTGGAAGACTTAACTACTGCAACCAATCCATTAACGGGGTACACACAGGCAGACATACGTGTCATCAGATATGTTCAACCGGGCGATGGTGTTACTCTCAACATGGAAGAGTCGACTACATCGACAGGTATCGTGAAAGTCACTAATAGATTTGAATCATTCTCTGCTTCAGCAGGGGATCTGTTGTTGGTCATTCGCAACGGATCAGAATGGTCCCCTGTTAACAGTGGAGGGCGGCGACATCAAGTTATTTTCGAAACTGACTTGGCAGCAGCAGTAAACACCAAGCGAGATCCAAGCACAGCGACCGCACGAATCCTCCGCAGAAAAACAGACGGCGATCTAACATCGTCCTGCGACTCAATCACAGTCACAAACCGATTCATGAACATTTCAATCGACTCCGGAACATACGCCAAGGTCGAGTATATCGATGGCGAATGGCAACCATACGCTGCTGATTGTCCGGGAGGTTCTTTAAGTATTGATGATAGCTGTCCGGAGAGTGTGTAATGTTGCTTGGATGCTGCCATTGCGGTTCACCGCCAAGCGAGTCGACGCCGCCGAGTGTATCGGAGTCGCTCCCAATCTCGGAAGTTATCAATAACTGTGGCCGCGAAAACTGCATTAGTAGTGTTTTTGCACGCCGGTATAAATTGACATTTAATTACAACCAGACCGCGAGATGTGGTCCAACATACTCAGCGGGAACGTACATTCTAGAGTTCTTCACTATCGGCGGTGATTTTTGCTCCTTTCGATCATCTGGGTTCGGAATTAACTGGGCTGGAGGTCTTTGTAATACCGGGGTCTTAAGGCTTGCAACTCTTGGTTTTTACAATAACGGTTTATCTACTCCCGGCGGTGCCGCAAGTGTTCGATACATATTGGGAATCGGTGCTGAAAACGGCGGTTCGAGTACGGGTATTTTTTATGGGTCAAACTTAGGCAACGTCAGCATAAACGCAAATGCACCGTATAATCCTATCAATTGCCTGTCCGCGTTCACGTTGCCAATAACGAGCAATAACACTGCAAGGGACAGCTTTCACTCAACCGTCACAGGGCTTTCTGGTGGAGTTGCTGCTGTCCCGACATCAGTCAGCTTGGAGCCAGCACCATGAAACCGTGCGTGTATCGGCATAACATCGGCGTTGAGAATGCGTTCGGATGCACGAATACTGATGACCTCGTGCATGATGGGTCAGTTGCTTCGTGCGTTTGCAGATTATGCCCATATTCAACACCTCCTGCGATCGGGTTCTTCGCACAAACAGCCCAGTTGCTGGTGCAAAAAGCAAGGCGTGGAGAAATTACCGTTGCTGCGAAGGGATGCGGCGGATGCGGCGAAACAAAACATCGAGCACCAGATGCCCCGGCGATGCAATTCGTATGGCCGTATTGGGACGGTGGTGCACAGGCGGACGAACTGCGATGGTCTATCAGATCAGTTGAGACGTTTTTCGAGGGCCGGGCAAAGATCACGATTATCGGCGACAAGCCTGACTGGTATCACGGGCATGTGATCATCAAAAAGCGAGTGCCGCACACGAAGCCGAATCGAGCGTTTCGCGACATGCTCGGCAAGGTGTTCTATATCGCAACACATGCGGAGATTGATCCTGAGTGCGTGTGGATGATGGACGACATCTATTTCCTGAAGCCGTTCACATTGGACGACATCAAGACGCCTCGTGCGGAACCGTGGCGACCTGACGAGAGTAACAGTTGGCAGAGGCGAAAGACGGCGTCAATGGAAGCTCTGGCGGCTCGCGGATTAACCCAACATGACTACGCAACGCATCTGCCTCACTGGCTGGAAAAAGACAAGCTGCGAGAGATGTTCGACGACTTCAATCTGCATGAAAATACCATGCTTTGGGAAGTGCTGTACGGGAATGTTTATCGAGGAACGCCGCAACGCACGCGGCCTTTCTTCGCACGCTTCCAGCATCACGCCGAGAAGGAAACATTTCAGCGACTGACCGCACGCGCGACCGTCATCAATAACACTGAGCCCGCTTGGTGCGATGGTCTGCATGACTTCCTCGCGGATCTGCTGCCGACTCCGTCAAGTGTTGAGGCGGAACATGAGACGGCAAAGCCTGTTTATGTGATCAAGAAGAAAGGGGCCGTCATCGTAAAGCGGCGTCCTCTGGAAACACACCGCGACTACGTCGAGAAGCAACAATGATTCCACACATCATGATCATCCAGTCAGCCTACACCGATCCACGATTGTCGGAGCGACGGTTGGAGATCTGTAAGCATACTTGCGTCAATTCGCTGTGGTTCCAGATTCAAAAGCCAATCGTTCACGTCGCGGTAAACCCGAACGATCCTTTTCTTGCGGAGCGGGAAGCGGCGTTCAGGTCGACCAATTGCGAAGTCAAGTTCCTGTATCGCGACTCATGGAAATTGTACAAAGAAGACTGGGAACTCCCCGAGGGGCGCAAGATCGTTTCGCGCATGGATGACGACGACGTGATTGCGAAAGACTTCTGTTTCCTCACAAGGAACTCAGCGCCTGATTCCGGCGAAATGAATTTGATTTGGCCAAACGGATATGTCTACTGGAGAGAGACTCCCTTTTTACTGAATCACAAGGGCATCCAGTTTGTAACGCTAGTCACAGACAAGATGACCGACCCGCATCAAGAACAGCATTGGCAATACCACAAGCGATGGCCAACTCGCACCGTCTCGTATGCCCCCGGATGGATTTGGGTTCGGCATGGCGACGCAGCATCATCTACGCTTCCGAGGTATCGCACGAAGGCACTGAAGGCGATCGACTCAAAACGAATCCCAGTAAACCTGAGAGCGATCCTGAGAGCCATTGCGGACTCTGGGACAGCTTCGGGGAATTACATCGAGCATCGCAATGAGAAACAGATCAAATACGTTCTGGAAGAGAACAAAAAGAATGGCTGATCCAACAGCACCAGCAGGTCCACGTTTTCTTGTGGTCGTCCCAACGCATCGGCTTGCGGTGGCTCAGGCGACGATTGACGAACTGCAACTATCCTTCACCTATCCGACAGAGTTTCATATTCTGGACGGAACGCCCTCGAAATGCCACGCTCTGAACAAGGCTCTGGCTGACTTGCTAGATCCAGCAAAGCATGACATTTACGTAACGATCGACGATGATATTCTGCCGGGGGAGAACTGGCAGCACTTTATCGCGTGTGCGTTCGACCGCATTCCAAAACTTGGAGCGTGCGGAGTTGACTACAGCGCAACCGAGGAGGGGTCCGCGTTAATGGCTAACGCGATGCAAGCTCCAGTTACGCAGGTTCGAGACATCCAGTTTCGTAATGCGACGGGCTTGCAGAATCTTGCGGGCGGATGTTTCGCAATCAGACCCGCACTAGCGAAAGAGATCGGCCCGTATCCTTTCGCGGACGATGGCAGGCAATACCACCTCGACGAGGACGGATGGCGATCCTATCAAGTCACGCGACGCAGATGGCAGGTCGGTTACGTCACGAATCCCAATGAGCCGGTGAGAATGATCGCGCACGCGAACACGCCGCAATACATCGAGACAAAAGAGAAAGACATTGCGGCCTGGAAAACAAATCCAGCCTGGCACTGAAAGCATAGTTACAGTCACACCCTGTGGAGCCCCCCGATGCCCGCTATAGTCCCCACTGAACACGTCGTAGGTTGTGTACACGACGGCAAGGTCGAAGAGTTCAAGACCCTGCTGGAAGAACGTGGCGTAACCAAATGGAAGTTTGGTAACGTCGATCCCAACCATATCCGCAGAGTCATCGACCTATCTGGTTCTCCAGAATCTTTGATAGAGGCGTTGAAGATCGTCAACGATGGTCACGAACGCCCACAGTACGAGACACCATACGTCCCACAGTCATGGCAGTACGCCGTGACATCGGTGCTGGCTCGTCTGGATAATACTCTTCCAGAAACTCTTGCGTCCCTTGCCTCCAGTGGATTTGATACTCCCATCATCTCTATTGATGGCCCGGACAATCCTGTGTGGCACACCAAGCTGAAGGGGGACTTCATCTTCCGTGGAGAGAACATCCGATCGTACGCTCACTGGTACCTGACGCTGCAGGAACTGTACTTCAGGAATCCATACGCTCAGTACTACGCCATCTTCCAAGACGACTTCGTCTGTGTACCGAATCTGAAGGCATATTTGGAATCTTGCGAATATCCTGAAAAAGGATACTGGAACCTCTTCACATTCATGGAGAATGATGTTATGGTTTCGCAAGTCAGCCAAAAGGGCTGGATGCCATCAGCAAGAGCAGTACAAGGCCACCAGCTTGGTCGAGGTGCAGTTGCTCTGGTCTTCAGTCAGGAAGCTGTCATCAAATTGTTGTCCAGCCGATATATGCAGACCAGAATCATGGATGCCGTCAAAGGTCACAGATCAATTGATGGTGCTGTAGTTTCTGCCATGCACTTGGAAGGCTGGACAGAGTACGTCCACAATCCTTCTCTAGTTCAGCACACAGGTGAAGTCTCTTCAATGGGGAACCGAAAGCACCCCATCAGCAAATGTTACATCGACGGTTATGATCCCCTAGCAATTCCATAGGACATCCCCATGTCAGCGTACACCACCCGCGACACATGCCGCATTTGCGGTTGTGCCGACCTGCAACCCGTATACAACTTCGGTAAGCAGTACATCAGCAATTTCGTAGACCCCGGTCAGGCATACGACAGCGAACCGTGCCCGATTGAGTTGGTCTCCTGCCCTAACTGCACGCTGGTGCAGAATCCTCACACAGCACCACAGGAACTCCTCTACAGTGGGTTCTATTGGTACCGCTCTGGCGTTACTGCCACAATGCGTGAAGCCTTGGCTGATGTGGTCCGCGATGCAATGTCTCAAGTCGATCTGCAGCCCATGGATGTGGTACTGGACATTGGCTCAAACGACGGAACGCTGCTTGGCTTCTACCCTGACGATGTAGTTCGTGTTGGCGTGGAACCTGCTAAGAACCTAGCCTCTGAGCCACAAGAGAAAGTGGATCTGTTAATCAATGACTTCTGGTCAGAGGAAGCGTACACCAAGCATCTGGGTGAGGACAAGGCTACCATCATTACAGCCTGTGGTATGTTCTACGACCTAGACGATCCTAGCCCATTCATATCAGCCGTGCAGATGACTCTGCATCCAGACGGCATCTTCATCGCCCAACTGATGTGCCTGAAGAACATGATCGCTTGTAATGATATAGGCAACATGGCTCATGAGCATCTGGAGTTCTACACTCTCAGAAGTCTCGATGTCCTGTTGTCAGAACATGGTCTGTTCATTGCCGACATTACAACCAACAATGTCAACGGTGAGTCCTACCGTCTATCCATCCGACACGAGATTTGGGAAGGTCAGACAGAAGAAGCTGCACGACGTGTACTCGATGCCTTCGCAGCAGAAGCCACCATCATGGACGACCTCAAGGCGTTCATCGCACGTATGGAAGCGAACCGTGATGAAGTCTATGATGCTGTTCAGGACGCTGTCTCTGACGGCAAGGTAGTCTGCGTGTACGGTGCTTCAACCAAAGGTAACTTCCTGCTACAGTGGTACGGACTGGACGATGAGTTGATCAGGTTCGCTGCTGATAAGTCACCTGAGAAATGGGCCAAGGTCACAGCAGGTACCGACATCAAGATCTATGCCGAGGCAGTCGTACGCCAGCAACGTCCAGACTACTTCCTAGTTCTTCCTTATGCTTTTCTCCCAGAATTTATTGAACGGGAGAAGGATGAACGATGGCGTGTAGCTGGTGGCAAGTTCATCGTACCCCTGCCTGAATTGAGGATCGTATGATGCGTGCTCTAATTAGTGGCGTCTGTGGCCAAGACGGATCTTATCTTGCCGACATACTTCTGGAACGTGGATACGAAGTCTACGGACTTTACCGTCACTCGTCTAAGGACCCCTTCGATAACGTACGGCACAACCTAAGTAATCCTAACTTCCATCTAATTCAGGGAGACGTTACTGACGCACTATGTCTGGACGAGATCATACGCAAAGTAGACCCGCACCACGTATATCATGAAGCTGATCAGGATAATGTAGACTGGTCGTTCATTCATCCAGCGTATCAGGTAGACGTTACGGTCAAAGCTGTCAGCAACTTGCTGGCATCTGTACGCCGTCACTGTCCGTCTGCCCATGTGTTCATTCCCTGTTCCGCTACTATGTTCGGAGACGCACCAGCACCACAAACAGAGTCAACACCATTCAACCCACTAAGCCCTTACGCCTGTGCCAAGGTAGCTGCCTATCATCTTGCCAGAATGTATCGTCAGAACTACGGTATGTTTGTCTGCACTGGCATCCTTTACAACCACGATTCACCACGACGCAACGGTAACTACCTGCTGCATAAGATCTGTAAGGCTGCTGCCAGAGCAGAGAAGATTGAACTGTGGGATGTAGAAGACGCGGTACATGTAGGGTACGCCAAAGACTACATGTATTGGGCGTTTAAAATTATGACCCACGACAAACCAGACGATTACACAATCTGCGATACAACACCGTCAACTGTTGGTGACGCCTGCTTCCTAGCATACAAAGAGGCAGGTCTGGACTACAGCGACTACATGTCATGCAACGTAACATCATCTCGCCCATTCAAATCTACAGAACTGTTTAGCACATCTGACAAGCTTCGCAAACTTGGTAGCCAGCTAAGAAAACCATTACCAGTATTGATTGCTTCATTAGTCAGAAAGTACAAGGTCCCCCAATGATCGTCGGTTCCGTCGTGTACGCCACATCCCAAGGGTTAGGTCATCTAGCCAAGTCATTCTTTGATGCTGGCGTAATCAACCGCGTCATGATCTACCAGCATCCACACGGAGAAGCTGTAGCTCCCACACACACTGAATGGTACCCAGAAGGCACGCATGTTATTCGGTCCAGAAGTATTGACGGGGAAGCTGTAGAACGGTTCCTCGACGACGTAGACGTGGTACTGTTCTTCGAGACTCCATTCGACTGGGCATTCGCCAACCGTTGCCACGAGCGTGGAGTCAAGACTGTCATCATCCCGATGTACGAGTGGTTCTTGGAACGACCACCTCACAAGTTCGATCTGTTCATCAACCCTTCTCTGCTGGACCAGAGATACTTCCCGGAAGGAATCCACATCCCGATCCCAGTCGAGGATCACATCACATGGTCCCCACGAAAGAACGCTGTCAAGTTCTTGCACAACGCTGGTAACATCGGCAGCAAAAACCACAAGGGCACACTGGAGTTGCTGAAGTCACTGGCTCACCTCACCATGCCTATCGACCTTACTATTCGTTGCCAGAAACCTGAAGGACTACACAAGCTGATCCGTGAAGCAGCACTTCCTAAAGACTGCGTGCAGCCAACCATCGTAACAGGAGAGATTCCACGGGAACAGTTGTTTGACGATCAGTATGACGTATACATCGCTCCAGAGAAGTACAACGGACTTAGCCTGCCACTTCAGGAAGCGTTTGCATCCGGCATGATGGTTATGACAACCAACAGGTTCCCTGCCAACACATGGTTGCCTACCGCTCCTCTTATCCCTGTGACCAGCACACGCATCACCCAAGTCATGGGTGGTCATCTGAAGTTCGAAGAGTCCGTAATTAATCCTGAAGCTATCGCTATGTGTCTGGATGGCTGGTACGGCAGGAACATCGAACTGATCTCACTAGCTGGTAAGACGTATGCCGAAGCCAATTCGTGGACTGTTCTAAAACCATTGTACATTGCAGCATTGGAGTCCGTACTATGAAACTGGTACTCTGCACTCTGGTCCTAAACGAGATGGAATGGCTACCCAAACTGTACGAGCAACATCGTAACTGGCCCGACATGGTCGAGTGGATCTTCGTCGAGTCAGCCGATGTATCGTACGCATCTGTCAACCCAGAAATGGTTTCGGCAGATGGTCTCAGCGTTGATGGTACCACAGAGTACTTAACAGAACTGGCAAAGACAGATAGTCGAGTTACTCACATCAAGCACGGCTTCTGTTCCGCTAAAGATGTGGCTCAAGCAAAGTGTGAGGCCCGTGATCGTTATCTTGCAGCAATGGAATGCGTACAGCCTAACTTCTACATGGTAGTGGATGCTGACGAGTTCTATTCTTTACAGGCACAGGAAGACATCAGTCACTTACTCCCACAAAATTTGGGTGACGGATTCGTGTTCAAACATAGAGAGATCTGGCACCCTCCATACTCTCAGGAACATGGGACGCCACTATTCCAGTACGAAGCAGCAGGCGGCTTCTGGGATATCCCATACTGCCGTGGATGGCGATGGTATCCCGGAATGACCCATACCAATCACAACACTCCTTGCCACAGGGGCATCCCATCAGACACACGGCTCAACAGAATGGAAGGGGAAGACTTTCCGTACATGGTCCACATGGGCTTTGCTTCTCAACTGAAGAACAGAGCAGCCAAGAACAGATACTACGAACATCGTGGAGAAGCTGTAGATCGTAAACGGTCATGGTACTGCGATAGCAGACGATGCTTCGAAACATGGACCCCGACGACTGTGCTACCTCGTGGTGCCCGAATACAACTCTATACTGGAACTATCCCGGAGTGTTTTAGATGAAACTGCCCGTTACATTGGCTGAATTCTGGAGACATAGAATCCTTAAAGCATTTGCCACAGGTAGAGAACTACACACCTGTATATACGACATTGACTACGCTACATGGATCAGCATACAAGAGCTAACTGTAATTAACCTGAAGAAGATCATACCCCTAGACAGCACGTTACTCGATGCTGGGTGCGGGTATGGTGCCGTTGCAGGCTACCTAAAAACTTGTGCAGCAATGCGTACTGTAAAGTACACTGGCGTGGATCTGTCGCCAGAGCTTATTGATATCGCGAAGATACGTAGCCCATCAAGCACGTTTCTAGTAAAGGATCTGCGGAGCACAGACTACGCAACAGACCAATTCGATTTTGCACTGGTACGCTCAGTAGAAGGTATGCTTGACGATAACTGCACAGAAATCGGTTCTTCAGAATTCATGGCAGAAGTATCCCGGATCGCCAAGACTGTTATAGTCATGGAGTACGGCAATGTTAGTGACTACAAACTAATTAAGAAGTAACCAGCATAAGGATAAGTTAAATGCTCACTGAAAACATCTTTCATCCCACAACAGAACGCTTGCTGGCTACGCACATCTACGCCATACCCAACGACAATGCCAAAAGCAAGACGGAGTTCGTAACTGATAACTCCCACTCAATTCAGGTGGGCATCCTTCATCGCCCTGCTGGGACGCTGATCAATGCCCATCAACATCTACCTGTCCAGAAAGTTGTGACGGGCACTCAGGAAGTCCTGATCGTCAAGGCTGGACACATTGTCGTAGACATCTTTGACGAAAATGGAGTATTTGTATCAGCCAGAGCTTTACGAACTGGAGATGTCTACATACAGTACTCCGGTGGTCACGCTTTCAACTTCATCACTGATGTGCAGTTCATCGAGTTGAAGCAAGGACCGTACACTCCAGCGGACAAGGTGTACTTCAACCCGCTGGCACACGAGCAAACCAAGTAGGAGAGTCCAGTGAAAGAGCAGCAAGCATTTGAACGATTGGAAGATGAGTATGATTGTGCATACGGCGTGCCATCTGGATGCTGTGTAGCTGTTTCCAGCGGTACGTCAGCACTTCACCTTGCCTGTGAAGTGTTGCGTGCCAGTCACGGTTATGGTCGGATGCGTATCTGCGTACCAGACTACACTATGGTTGCTGTACCTCGTGCAGTGTCCATGGCTGACTGTGACCCAGTGTTCGTTGATGTCCATGAGTCAGACTTCACAATGGACTTGCGTAAACTCCCACCAGTTTACGATGCCTTGATGTTGGTAGACACTTACGGCTGTAGCCACTGGTACGACCCCAAGGACTCGCCACTGAACGAAGTACCGTTCATTCAGGACTTGTCAGAAGCTCACGGAACACCACCCGATAAACGATGCTTTGCTGCTTGCTGGAGTTTCTACAAGAACAAGATCGTGCATGGTGAAGAAGGCGGCATGATCATGTTTCGTGACCCAGAACATGGTCGGCTGGCTCGTATGCTCCGGTCTATTGGGTTCACAGATGCTCACGACTACACGCACATTCCTCGTGGTGTAAACGCCAGAATGAGCAACCTGCACGCCGCTCCTATCCTTCAGTCCTTCTAC